GCAACGCCCGACCCCGAGGCGCTGCGCTTGGTCATGTGTACCCCGCCCGAATGGGCTAAGGGTTTACCCCTAGACGCTGAAGTCTCAATTATGGAGCGATACGGAAAATGAATTTCTTAACTTATCTCGAAAACATTGCGCCCGAGGGCGAGGTTATTTTGTTCGTACGGCAAAAGCCCATCCTCAAAGACGGCGAGACCCAATACCATGCCGATGGTGCAGTCAAGTGCGCGTGGCCTGCGTTCCTGCCCAAGAAGTGGAAGCCCGATCAGGCGTGGTACTGCAACACCGGTTGTTTCATCATCGACCGATTCGACGAGGGCAAACCCGCAGCCAAGGCCGATGCCTGTGAGCGTGTGGCCTTCCTAGTGCTGGATGACGTGGGCACCAAGGCCAAGGTGCCGCCCATCGACCCGACTTGGATCATGGAGACCAGCCCCAACAATTACCAGTACGGCTACACCTTCGCCCTTGACGACCAGCCCATGAAGGGCGAGTTCAGCGCGGCCATTGTCGCCATTGCAGAAGCAGGCTACACCGACGGCGGCGCGATCAACCCCGTCCGCAATTTCAGACTGCCGGGTTCGATCAACCTAAAGCCTGGGCGCGACCGCTTCGCATCCAACCTGGTCGAGTTTCACCCAGAGCGTGAGTTTGACTTGGGGGCCATCTGCACCGCCTTGGGCGTCACCCCAAACCCCGCCGACACGGCCACCGTGCGCCCGATCCGGCTCACCGATGACGGCGGCGACGATGTGCTGGCGTGGGCGGCAGCGCGTGGCGACTTGCTGGAAAAGGGCAACAGCAGCGGCTGGTGGGGCATCGTTTGCCCGAACAGCGCCGAGCATAGCGACGGCAATCCGATGGGGCGCTATCACCCTTTAAATAGGGCGTATTGCTGCCTGCATGAGCATTGCGCCCATCTGGATAGCGCCGCCTACCTTGCGTGGGTTGAAGAGCAGGGCGGCCCCAAGCGTTCGCATGGCCTGCGCGATGAGTTGCTGGCGGCAGTGATGGAGAACACCCTCTCCAAGTTGACCCCGACGGTCGAGTACCCCGACGACGCTGCGACAGTCATCGCAGAGGTCGAGCATCGTGAGTTGGGCCGCGTGGAAATGTCCGGCTGGTTCGAGCGCTTTGCGTATATACAGAACGACGATGCGTACTTTGACATGGAAGACCGGCGCGAGGTGATGCGTAAGACCTTCAACGCTCTGTTCCGGCATATCAACTGCAAGTCGCGGCACGGTAAGCACCCCAAGATCGAGGCGTCCAATTCTTTTGATGAGTACCGCCAAGACAAGGGGGCGCGCGCCCTGGTCGGTATCACCTACGCTGCGGGCGAGTCGGTGCTGGTCGCCCGTGAGGGCTTGGTGTACGGCAACCGCTGGCGCGATGCCCGCCCCGAGCCGGTGGCCGCTGACGTGTCCGCGTGGCTGCGTCACGTCGAGCGCATGGTGCCTATCGAATTCGAGCGCGAGCATTTGCTTAACGCCTTTGCCCATAAAGTGCAGTTCCCCAGCCACAAGATCAATCACGCTATCCTGCTTGGCGGCAATCATGGCAGCGGAAAAGACACCTTATTTGCACCTTTTTTCTGGGCCATAGGCGGCAAAGCCAAGGCCAATTGCTCCCTGGTCAAGAATGAAGACCTCAATTCGCAGTGGGGTTATGCGCTCGAGTGCGAAGTGATGGAGATAGCCGAGTTACGCCAGGCAGAGGCCAAAGACCGGCGCGCGCTGGAAAATACCCTCAAGCCCATCATCGCAGCGCCGCCCGAGTTGCTTATGGTCAACCGCAAGGGCTTGCACCCCTACTATGCGTTGAATCGCGTGTTCGTGGTGGCATTCTCCAATGAGCGGGTTGCCATATCCCTGCCCAGCGAAGACCGGCGCTGGTTTGTCCTATGGTCAGAGGCCGGTAAGCTGCCCGAAGCAGAGGCCGTGGCCTTGTGGAATTGGTACGAAAACCGGGGCGGCTTTGCAGCAGTGGCGGCTTACCTGCATACCCGCGACGTGAGCGCGTGGAATCCAAATGCAGCGCCCCCAATGACCGAGGCCAAGGCCATCATGGTCGAGCATGGCATGAGCGGCGCGGAATCCTTCCTAGTCAACCTGATCAAGGCCCGCCAGCGTGCATTTGCGTCCGGCGTGGTAGGCGCGCCTTTTTACGCCATTTGCGACGAGTTGCAGCTATACGCGCCAGCAGGGATTAAGATCGTCCCCCCGGCACTTATGCACGCCCTTAAAGAGGCCGGATGGGTGGATATGGGCCGCCTGGCGTCACGCGAGTATCAAACCAAAAAGCACATTTTCTGCGCGCCTGAACTGGCGAAAAGCAATAAATCGGACTTGCGAAGGGCCATAGAAAAAGCCCCCGAAGGGGCTTAATCAAGGTCAAAAAGGATCGCAAGGATTGCGGCCACAAGGGCCGCTGCGATTATGAGCATAAGGCCCGTTCGGCATCCGCGCGGGTTTTTTCGTTGTCGTCGTCCAGCAGTGCGCGCAGCACGTCCTCCAAGTGGTTTATGCGCAGGCGGCTATCGTACAGTTCCGCGTTTGTCTCGTCAATCTGCGCGTGGTAGTAGCGGGTTGTCGCGGACAACACGGCCAGCATATCGTTCATAGATACTCCAGCAGGATAGCGGCCAGAGCCAGGCCAATGGTCACGGCCAGCAGGGCACCGGCCCAAGGGCGCGCCACTGGTTCGGGTTTGTAGTGCTGTCTCATGCTTCGACCTCCATAGAATCGACGCCTACCGGCACGCTAACGTGCTTGGACAGTGGCGCAAAGTGGTTTGTCTCGCCTAGGCCGTTCATAGCGTAATAGTCGCGCACATAGGCGTGCGTAGACAGGCTATCGCCAAAGCGCGGGTAAGTGCGCTTTTGTGCCTTTGGCCGCACGGGCTTGCATTTTATTTTGCTTACAAGCATTTGCACTTCAAAAATGCGCCCAAGTGACGCCAGCGTGTACGTGGTGGTATTAATTTTCAGGGTATGCATAACGTAACTCCAGGTTGATAGCGTTGTTTATCTGACGTTGAAAATAGCCATCGGCCAGCTTATCGGCCAGCATGGCCGCGTCGATGGCCTCCGGCGTGGGCAGTGGCACGGGTGGCGCGTATGGCCGCAGTATGGCCTCAAATAGCGGGTGGATCATAGTCCGCTCACCCGGTAGCACGCGCCGTCGCTGCGCTGTACGTCAATGGTGCCAGCGCGATGAACAGCCAAAACGCGCACGCGCTCAAGGCGCCCATATAGGCTAATGTGGATATATTGACCTATTCGCATATATCACCCGCTACAAAATACGGTTTATTAGTGGGTGTATGGCCGGCCCAATTAGTGGGCTCGTCTAATAAAACACCTATACGGTCGCCGGCCGCATATTCAAGCACGTATTGAATAGGATGGGTCAATCGCTCAAATTCGACAATGGTGCCAGGGCCAAATTTGGTATTTACACGCTGGTTGATTTTCATAGATTACTTTCATTTACTGTAGCGGCCAGGATTAGCCCCTAAGCGGCCGCAGTGGCCGCTTAGAGATAACCCTATCCCCTACGGTAATGCACCGGCCGCTCGTATAAGCCCTTTTCGTCCCTGTATACAGACACATAGTGCCCGTACCGCGTGCCATCATCATGCGTGAGGGCCAGGGTTGTATCGTAGGGTATCGGTCGCCCGTCCCACATATACGCTATATTTTCTGACTCTAGCGCTTCGCTTAGGGTTTGAAATCGATTTTGCATATTGTCCCCTTTCATATCGTGCAGTGACGTTCAGCGATATCGCCCCAAGTGGTAATGCGATATGACCCGTTAAAACGCACTAGCGTAGACGTATAGGTATCGCCAGCGTTTAGGTACAGGCACTCGCCTTTTTTAGTGTCTAAGCATTCAACACCATAAAAATCACCCAGCGCATTCAGGCATTCCATGCGGATATCTTGGGTTGATGGCGGGTTGTAGCATTCGGCGGCGCGCGCTGCGCCTATAGGCGTGCGCAGTAGTTGATCGCGATTCATGCGTAGCAATGCTTTAGCGCGCGGCGCGTTTTCGCCAAAAAGGGTTTTCAGTGATTTGATTGATGGAGAACGTAACATGGTATTGCCTTTATTGTCCGGCCAGGATTAGCCCGCAAACGGCCATTGACGGCCGTTTGCAGATAACCCTTATGCGGCCAAGCGCAAATTTATTACCCGGTGGCGCGAGCCGTGGGCAGGGAATGCCACGATGGCCGCGCGCTGGCGCTGGCATAGTTGGCAAGTGGCGCATGAGACATCATCGCGCTGGGTAGCTGGGCAGATAACGACAGCGCGCCCTTTTGGCGTGGTGGTGTTTTTAGTAGTGGTGCTGGGCACCACCACCACCACCGGCCCGCATTCTGTATCGGCCAGGGTATCGGCATCGATTAGATCATTGGCCGATAGGTTAACTGTAAAGCCCCAAGCATTCGCGTGTTTGATCCATGCTAGGCTTGCAGCGTCGCGGTGGTGAGAATAGGTAAAGCCCCGGCGGCCGCTATTGGCCGCCACCAATTGGCCCAGTTTCACAGCGTCAATGGTGCCATCGGCTTGGGGCAGATCGCCTGCCTGATTGTGGCGCCACAATTGGCCCTCCGGCAGCGCTGCGATTGATTGTGTGAATTGGCCCCAAGTGGTGCCGCGCGTGCCGTTGGAGACGGCCGCCCAGTGCAACGCGAGCGGCCCGCTGGCCGCGTAGCATTCCGCGCGCATCGCGCATTCTGCCGGACAACTATCTTTTTCAGTAGTGGATACTGGAATCGGGCCCGTTTTAACATTGGCCGATTTAAGGGTTAGGTGAACGTTCATTTTTTGCCTTTACTGTAGTGGACTATCAGGCATTAGCGTGCCTGGAAACGCAAACCCTTTGCGGGCTTGGCGCGATTATGGGCTACGCGTTTATTGTCTGTCTGTCACATTGGAGACAATGGCGCTAAATTGTGGGCGCCTAGCGTGGCGGTTTGTAGGCACCGGTGGTTTTCATGCATCCCCGAATGACGATCGTATATTGTGGGTCATATTGTCATTAATTAGATGTTAACTTATCTAAACCTTACATTTCACATTATGAAATCTTACAATACTTACAATATGGGGTAGAGCGACTGAAATTGGCAAAAAAAATGACCTACATGACCCACCGCACACAATCGCTGTATTTTGCTGGCGCCACATGGTTACATGGTTTACGGGCGCTATCTAACCCGATTGGCACTGCCAACACTGCCAACACTGGCGCAAGGGTTAACGCAAGCCTTGCGATCCGGTTGGCACTGCCAACACTGCCAACACTAACGCAAGGGTTAACGCAAGCCATGTAACCGCGTAGGCATAGCCCACACTGCCCACAATGCCAGGCACAAACCATTGCCATTCTGCTAACTATATGCTTGCCATTCTGACTAGCATTACCCTTGCCTTTTTGCCTAGGGATTGCTTGCCATTTTGCGTAGGATTTCAGCCAGGGGGAGGGGTAGGGCCGAGCGATTGGGCCAACGTAAACGGAGGGCTCGCGAACAAAATTTTTTTAATGTAAACTTCCAGCACACGCCGCCCAGGCGCAGGAGAACCGATTGTTCAAGTCACTGCCGCTTACTGTCCGACACGTCCAAGCGACTGAATCGCGCTTGCAGGCGATATACGACGCTGCCAAGCTGGGGCTCAAAGGCGACACGCTGGCGCTGGCCTCTGGGATGCGGCCTGAAGAGTACCGGCACCTGTGCCAATTTGACGCACTGGCCGAGATGGCCGCGATCAAGGGCAAAGCTGACGGCGAGCGCGAGATGGCCGACGTGCTGCACAAAGCAGCCCGAGAGGGCGATGCCAAGGCGGCGCTTGAGATACTCAAACACCAGCACGGCTGGGTAGCCAAGCAGTCCATCACAGTGGACATTGACCAGCGCATATCCATCACGCAGGCGCTGCAAGAAGCAGAGATGCGGGTCATTGAGGTTGTTGATGCAGTCCACCAGATACAGCGCTGAAGACGAACAAGCCCTGATGGCGCGTCTGTGGACGCCGCGCATCAAGGACAACCCGCTCAATTTTGTAGCCTTGGTATTTCCGTGGGGCGTCAAAGGCACACCGCTGGAGAACTTCAAAGGGCCGCGCAAGTGGCAGCGCGAGGTGCTGCAAGAGATAGCCGACCACATCGAAGAGAACAAGGGTCTGCTGGACTACAACGTACTGCAATCGGCCATCTCGTCTGGGCGTGGTATTGGCAAGTCGGCTTTGGTCAGTTGGATCACCATCTGGATGCTGGCGACCCGCATTGGGTCTACGACCATCATCTCGGCCAACAGTGAGTCCCAACTGCGATCAATCACCTGGGCCGAGATTACTAAGTGGCTGGCGATGGCGCTTAACAGCCACTGGTTTGAAGTCAGCGCCACGCGAGTGATGCCTGCCAAGTGGCTGACTGAACTGGTAGAGCGGGATTTGAAAAAGGGCACCAGGTACTGGGGCGTCGAGGGGCGGCTGTGGTCAGCGGAGAACCCCGACGCCTACGCGGGTGTGCATAACTACGACGGGGTGCTGGTGGTGTTCGACGAGGCAAGCGGTATCGACGACACGATCTGGGCGGTAACAAGCGGTTTCTTTACCGAGAACACGCCCAACCGTTTCTGGCTGGCGTTCTCCAACCCGCGCCGCAACACAGGGTACTTCTACGAGGCGTTCAACTCCAAGCGAGCGTTTTGGAAAACCAAGGTGGTGGACGCGCGCACGGTCGAGGGTACGGACAAACAGGTCTATGAGCGGATCATCCAGGAGTACGGGCCAGACTCTAGCCAATCGCACGTCGAGGTCTACGGGATGTTCCCAAGCGCTGGGGATGACCAGTTCATTGGGTCTGACATTGTGGACGAGGCCATGAAACGGGAACGGTACAAAGACCTGTCTGCACCCATCGTCATTGGCGTCGATCCGGCGCGCTACGGCGCGGATGCCACGGTCATCGCCGTGCGCCAAGGGCGGGACATTATTAACATAACGCGGCACCGAGGCGACGACACCATGACGGTTGTGGGGTATGTGATTGACGCGATTGACGAGTACAAGCCAACCCTGGTGGTGATCGACGAGGGCGGGCTGGGCGCTGGGATTGTGGACAGGCTCAAGGAGCAGCGGTACAAGATTAAGGGTGTGAACTTTGGAAATAAGTCCAAAAACCCAATAATGTACGGAAATATGCGCGCGCAGATGTGGGGCGAGATGCGGGAATGGTTGAAATCTGCTAGTATCCCGACCGACAGGTTCTTGAAAACGGATTTAATTTCACCTAAAATGAAACCTGATTCACGTGGAACAATCTTCTTGGAGAGCAAGAAAGAAATGAAAGCACGGGGCTTGGCATCACCAGACGCAGCGGACGCTATATGCGTGACGTTTGCTTTTCCCGTGGCTCACCGCGAGTATACTGAGCCCACTCGCCGCTATAACGCTCAAGACGGCGCAATGCACACATCATGGATGGGCTCATGAAAAAAGTATCTCTATCTGTAGGCCGTGGCGAGAAGCTGCCTACATCCAAAGGCGCTGGCCTGACAGAAAAAGGCCGCGCCAAATATAATGCGGCAACCGGCTCCAATCTTAAAGCGCCAGCCCCAAATCCCAAGACCAAGGCAGATCAGGGCCGCAAGGATTCATTTTGTGCAAGAATGGGCGCTGTAGCGGTAAATGCCAAAGACGGCGAACGCGCTAAAGCTGCCCTTAAACGTTGGAAGTGCTAACTCATGGCTACTAAACCTGGACTTTACGCAAATATTCACGCCAAACAAGCACGCATTGCGGCTGGCAGCAAAGAGAAAATGCGCCCTGTAGGCGCAAAAAACGCACCGACGGCCAAGGATTTTAAAGATTCGGCTAAAACGGCTAAGAAAGGTAAATAATGGCTACCAAATTTGAACAATCTAAAAAAGACGTAGAGAAAAAATCTCAAGGTAAAGAAGGCAGCAAACGTGAAGAAGCCGCCGATAAACGCGAGATGAAAAAAATGGTAGTGACTGTTGCCAAGCCAATGAAAAAGAAATAATCATGCCGCTCGTCAAATCATCTTCACCCAAAGCCTTTCGTGAAAACGTAAAGGCTGAAGTCAAAGCTGGCAAGCCGGTCAAACAGGCCGTGGCGATTGCTTACGCAGTCAAGCGCAGCGCACCAGCCCCAAAAGGCAAGAAATAATATGGCTGATTACACCGGCATGGTGGCGGTAGGAAATGTCGCCAACGGTGGCGGCAAAAAGAACGACGACTCCGGCATACTGGCGACTGCCCGCAGCCGCTTGGATATGGCGATATCGGCGCTGTCTGAGTCCCGCGAGGATGAGATCGACGACTTGAAGTTCTACGCCGGGTCACCAGACAACCACTGGCAGTGGCCTGCCGATGTTCTGGCGACTCGCGGCGCGGTGCAGGGGCAGACAATCAACGCCCGTCCGTGCCTTACCATTAACAAGCTGCCGCAGCACGTACGGCAAGTCACCAATGACCAACGACAAAACCGCCCAACAGGCAAAGTTATTCCAGCCGACGACAAGGCCGACATTGACGTTGCCCAAGTCTTCAACGGCATGGTCAGGCATATTGAATACATCTCGGACGCAGATGTCGCTTACGACACCGCCTGCGAAAATCAAGTCTCCTACGGAGAAGGCTACATCCGAATCCTGACCGAGTATTGCGACGACAATACCTTTGACCAAGACATCAAAATTGGCCGGATTCGCAATTCGTTTTCGGTTTACATGGATCCAACCATACAAGACCCTTGCGGCGCGGACGCCAAGTATTGTTTTGTGACCGAAGACATCTCTAAAGACGACTACCAGCGGATGTACCCCGACTCAGCGCCCATTACAACCCTGCAAACGCTGGGTGTGGGCGATCAAAACCTGTCGCAGTGGCTCAATGAGGACACGATCCGCATTGCGGACTACTACTACGTCGATTACGACAAGGGCACGCTCAATTTGTACCCTGGCAACGCCACGGCCTTTGAGGGAACGCCTGAAGACAAGCAATTGCGCGCTATTTACGGCAAGCCTAAAAAAACTCGGCAGTCTGACCGGCCACGCATCAAGTATTGCAAGATAAACGGCTACGAAATCTTGGAAGAACGCGAGTGGGCGGGCAAATATATCCCGATTGTCCGCATTGTGGGCAACGAATTTGAGGTTGACGGTCGTTTGTACGTGTCTGGCCTAGTGCGAAACGCCAAGGACGCCCAGCGGATGTACAACTATTGGGTGTCCCAAGAGGCAGAAATGCTGGCCTTGGCTCCCAAAGCGCCATTTATTGGCTACGGCGGTCAGTTTGAAGGCTATGAAAACCAGTGGAAGACTGCCAACACGACCAACTGGCCGTATTTGGAGGTCAATCCAGACGTTACAGACGGCGCGGGCGCTACGCTGCCGCTACCCCAGCGGGCGCAGCCGCCGATGGCCTCCAGCGGGCTGTTGCAGGCCAAGGCAGGCGCTTCTGAGGACATCAAGGCATCCACCGGCCAATACAACGCTTCTTTGGGCATGACATCCAACGAGCGCAGCGGCAAAGCCATTTTGGCCCGCCAGCGTGAGGGTGATGTTGGGACATACCATTTTGGTGACAACTTAGCCCGTGGTGTGCGGTATCTGACCCGTCAACTGATTGACCTAATCCCCAAAATCTACGACACCCAGCGCATTGCCCGCATTATTGGCGAAGACGGCGAGACCAGCATGGTCAAGATTGACCCGATGCAGGCCGAGCCGGTCAAGAAAATTGTGGATCAACAGGGCATTGTGATTGACAAGATTTACAACCCTGGCGTGGGCAAGTATGACGTGGTGGCAACCACCGGCCCAGGCTACGCAACCAAGCGCCAAGAGGCGCTGGAAGCAATGGGTCAGCTACTGCAAGGCAACCCGCAACTATGGCAAGTGGCCGGTGACCTGTTCGTCAAGAACATGGATTGGCCGGGTGCCCAAGAGATGGCAAAGCGTTTTGCCAAGACTATTGACCCCAAACTCATGCAAGACGGCGACAAGCCGCCCGAGTTGCAGGCCGCAGAGCAGCAGATACAGGCAATGGGCCAAGAGATGGAGCAGATGCACCAGATGATCATCAATGCTGGCAAGTCGATTGAGGCGCAGGATATGCACCGCAAAGACTTTGAGGCACAGGTTAAGGCGTACCAAGCCGAGACCCAGCGGATTTCCGCTGTGCAGGCGTCCATGTCGCCAGAGCAAATTCAAGACATCGTGCTGGGCACCGTGCATGGCATGATTACTTCGGGCGACTTGGTTAACGAAATGCCAGGGCGGGACATGGACACCGGCCCTGAGATGCCACAAGAAGGCATGGAACAACAACCAATGGGAATGCCACAATGATGTACAAAGCCTGTGATTTTGTCGGAATGCTATTCTTAGCCCGTGATGTGGCCCACAGCGTCCACTTGAACACCCGTAGCTACTCCAAGCACGTTGCGCTTAATATTTTTTACGAGCGCATTGTTGGCGCTGCGGACGATTTTGCCGAAGCATACCAAGGCCGTCATGGTCTGATGGGGCCAATCACGCTGCATTCAGCCACCAAAACGGCCAACATCATCGACTTCTTGCAAAACCAGTTGGATGAGATTGAAAAGTGCCGCTATGACGTAGTGGACAGGACTGATATGTCGTTGCAACAATTGATCGACAATATCATTGAGATTTATCTGCGTACTCTGTATAAACTCCGCTTTTTAGCGTAAGGACACATCATGGAACTTTTAAACCCATTAGCGGACACCAATTTTCCGGCCAAGTCTATTTCTTACACCGGCACTGCTGGCGTAACTGGTGCATGGCCTGCTGGCGCTCAAGGTGTGGTAGTTTGGTCTGACCAGGCTTGCTATGTGCTGGTTGGCGAAGGCGTTACAGCCACGACCTCTAGCACGCCAATGCCACCGTTCACACCAATTCCATTTAAAGTGCCCTCTAGCGTTAGCGGACAATGGCGTGTAAGCGCAATTCAAGTGTCCACGGGCGGCACGATCTATTGCAAACCAATTAATATCCAATGAGTTTCTTTGGAATTCCCATTCGCAACGGGGTATCAATTGGCCTTGGAAGCATTGTTTCGCTTTTGTCGGGCTATGCTGATGCGATTGTGCAAAGCAATCTTTTAACCGAATCCGATGACAACCTTGTCCAAGAGGACGGCGGTTTGATTCTTTTGGAGTGATCTAAATGGCCGTCTTTCTATCCCCTGTGGGCGGCGCTGCGGCCCAGTTCTTTACCAACAGCGGCGTAATTCTGTCTGGCGGCAAGCTGTACACCTACGCCGCAGGAACTACAACCCCACAAGCTACTTTTACCAGTTCGTTGGGAAACACCAATCACACCAACCCAATTATTTTGGATTCGGCTGGGCGTGTGCCTGGTGGTGAAATTTGGCTAAGCGCAGTACCGTACAAATTTTTGCTTAAAGATAGCAACGATGTTTTAATTGGCACCTATGACAATGTTTCTGGCATTGGTAACGCCACTGATTTACTAGCCTATGAAGCGGCTATAGCGGCATCGTCAGGCTCATCATTGGTTGGATTTATTCAATCTGGCACTGGCGCTGTAGCAACCACAGTGCAAGCTAAGTTGCGTCAGACTTTTAGCGTTAAAGACTTTGGTGCTGTTGGGGATGGCGTTACAAATGACGCTGCGGCTATTCAAACAGCGATTGCAGCAATGCCAAGCGATTATCAAGGTACTTTGCAATTTGAAGGTGGAAAAGCATATAACATTGGAAATGCTTCTTCCGGCGTATTAATTAATAAATCAATGATTGTTGAGGGCAACGGCGCTTTGCTTTTGTATGCTTCAGCGGCAACAGGCAATGCAGTAGAAATTAACGCAAACTTTGTTTACCTTAATAACCTAACAATTACAAAGCCGGTATTTTCTACAACAGATGTTAGCACGTTAACCGGCACTGGTTTAAAACTGACAGGAAGTTTGACGCAAGGCGCACTTAAAAATATTATTCGTAACGTAAGCATTACTGGATTTGAGTACGGCACTGTGCTGTCTTCTGAAGGCACTGGCGTTTCTTATGGTGATTTCTACTCACATCGAGTGCGTTTTTGCAAGTACGGCATGACTTTTGATGCGGCTAATTTACCAAACGCTTATTGCACAGCAATCAATGTATATGGTGGAGAATTGTCGCTTGGTGGGTATACAACAGTTACTGGGTCACGTGGTGTTGATATTAGAAACACAAACAGTTACGCAACCAATAACGGCATTAATTTTTACGGAACAATTATAGAAGGACAATGGGTAAGAAAGTTGCGTTGTGAAGGACAAGGTAATTCTTTTAATAATCTGTATTGGGAGGCGTCTAATGGAGGCACAGACGTTGAGTTTGTTAACAATGGATCATCCGGTCAGTTAAGCACAAACAATATTATTATTGCTGGAAATAATCTTAACCAACAAGTTATTGCAAACACATCAGGCTTAACTAACTCTGTAATTGACCCTGTTCTTGGTTTGTTGTTTGGTACAACAACAGGGTCAGCAACGCAAATTTTTAACTTTTCTCAAAATAGCGCATCTGGTAGCGGCGTAAAAGCTGTTCTAAGTAATGTTGGAACTGCTGCTGTGAATACTGCGGTGCAACTTGAAATGCAAGCTAAAAAAGGTGATGGCGTATTGGTTACATACGGTTCTTTAGCTGCAAAAGTAGTTAGTTCAACAGGCGCGGGTAACGGCAATATCACTTTGTTTGCTAGAAATTCTGGCGGGTATAGCGTAGGCACAATTATTGGTGATGGTGACACCGGCAACGTATATCCAGAATTAGACAATTTTGGAAGTAATGGAAAATCTGGAAATCGCTGGTCTGCAATTTGGGCTGCAAATGGAACAATTCAAACTTCTGATCCGCGTGTAAAAACTAATATTGAGGACTCCGCGCTTGGTCTAAATTTCATTAACAAATTGCGCCCTGTTTCTTACAAATTTAAAGTTGGTGGCAACGAGATTTTAAAAGAAGTTGTAGAGGAAGCTGTTTACGATGATAGCGGTAATGTTTTAAAAGAAGCGGTTATTAAAGGTGTGCTTAGTCCTGTTGCTGGAAAACGCACTCACTACGGCTTACTAACTAGCAACGTCAAAGATGCCCTTAATGGCGCTGATTTTGGCGGTTACGTTAAAACTGACATAAACAATCCAGATTCGGAAGAAGCATTGCGCTATGACGAATTTATTGCCCCGCTTATCAAAGCGGTTCAAGAATTAGCGGCTGAAGTCTCAGCTTTAAAAGCAAAATAACCGTGTTAGTAATAGTTTTGGCAACGTAATAAGGACAAATCATGGCAGATAAAAAGATTTCCGCGCTTACCGCTGCAACCACTCCGCTTGACGGAACTGAAGTTTTACCAATTGTTCAATCTGGCGCAACAGTTAAAGTCACAAACAACGATTTG